ATAAAACCAGTGGTAAGTCCCAATTCACAAAAAACTCAAATGGTATGATGTTGCGTGTTGTGTTTGGGTTCTTATATTTTATCGGATTGTCTTTCTCGAAACTACGCGCCGTGAAATAGTTTAATATACCATTCTCATCATATGAGGGTACTATTATTCGGTTAACGTATGCTCCAGATTCACAGTATCCTAGATTGTATTTAATTATGTCGTCTTCAGTTATACCACGTTTCTTAAGATATGAGGCAGCGTGCCTCGCCATAATAGTTGAGGGTGGATTAACTAACGATATAAATTCTTTAGGTAAATGTACTTTATCTGATGTAATGGTTATGTCATCCTTAACATCTGTTTGGATGTATGACTTTAGTTCCATTATTTTTTCCTTGGGTGTATCTAGTACCTTAAATAATTGTACTAGTTTCTTACCGCGTTTGTCACAAGCCCAACAATGCCATGGGTTATCACCTTTACTATTTTCCGTGAAATTTATTTCCAGTTTAGGTTTATGGTGTTTACAAAACGGGCAGTGGTATGCATAGTTACCATTAGATGTAGATTTACTACTTCCTAATACTGAATTTACTATCGCTATTAGTGCCTGATTTACCATATATAACCTATAATATACTATATTAAGTTTGGGGAACCAAATCTTTCGGGAAAAATTTCCCTAATATATTACTATTTGCCCATACATCATTATTAGTTAATACATCATAGTCAAATAGGTATTTAGTTTCATAGTATGTTAGTTCCTTGGATGAATGGCATAAACGTAGTATAACACGTATTAGTTTATCAGGAGATGTTGACTTAGCCCATTGTTTAACCTCGTCTGCTGAACCGTAATATGTCTTCCAGTCAGATTCTTTAATTACTTTTTTCTTGGATGGAGTACGACCACGTTGAGTAGGTAAAGCCGCTAATTCTTTCTTACCTAGTTTCTTGTTTGTGGTGTGTTTAAATATTTTCTTACCAATATATTTACGTCCATTCTCTAGATTGGTTGTCATATAAACATAACCATAGTAGTCATCTGTATTAAACGTTGGGTTGTTGATTAAATCATCAACGAATAGTGATTTTGCAATTTGTAACATAATTTACATATGAATATTACCCTTAACACCAGGTACCATTTGTTTAATTTGTTCTTTTGTATGTGATTTGGAGAGTGGAGTACCTCGTAAATTAAGAAGACCTCCAACACTTAAATCAGATGGTAGTGATGCGACTGAGGTGTACCCTAAATCAAGATAACCTTTAACCGTTAAACCAGGAGGCAATGATGTGATTGGGGTATTATATAACTCAAGAGAATCTCCAATATTTAAATCAGGTGGTAAGGATGTAATTGGAGTATTACGTAACCTAAGATCACCCTTACTCCCATCTTTTATGTATTGTTGGACTTTCTTTTGAAGAGCGATTTGGTAATTCTTAGAACGTTCCTCTTTAGAACGAAGTGGAACTAGTATCTTATTCTCTAATATGTCGAGTAGTTTAATCATGTTACATATCTATGTTTATCAATATGGTTGTATCTGTTGTAGCGCTAGTTTGTAATGGTTGGGATAATTTTCCTACAGCCAATAAATTCTGCATCTCATCATATAAACCAACAGTTGTAACATATGGAGACCATTGTGAGCTTGTTGTGTAAGAATATAAAGATCCACTTGTATCTGAGGCCGCAGTTGGATTTAACGTGTAGTTAAATTCATTTTCCCTGAATGTGCATTTATATTGTGTCTCATATATTGTGTATGAGGAAGAGAACGAGCATGTAATGTCAGTAGTGTTGTATATGTTAAAAGAATATTGAGCAGTAAAGGGTATAACAATCATACCCTGTGGGTAGAATATATTTCCTATTATAGTACTGCCTGATTTTATATTACCTTCACCATCATCTGTAAATGAAAATATTGTACTTTCTTCAACATCATAGTATCTAAGACGAAATGAATTAGGTTGAATATAATCACCAAATAAACGTGATGGGATAGATATTACATTTATATAAGCATTTACAGATGTTGGAAAAGATTTAGCAAACGTTAATGTAGTTTGAAGGTAATTATCATACATCCCAGGTGATGGTACAGTACCAACAAGTACATTTCCAGCTTCATTAGCGCCCGGAACTATGCTTGATGTATTTACATTATCACCGTAGCTAGAACTTAAATAATTTGAGTAATATAGTTGTTGTATAGAATCATATACTAACTGCTGATCTTGGGTTGATATGTATCCTGTTGTTGGATTTGAGCCAGATATCCATGGGTTTGAATTTATATTCCTACCCAAGAATCTGTCTATACCAACTGTTGAAGCAGTCAATCCCGAACCACTAAAGGCAAACGCTTTGTTTACCTCGAATGGTGTCACTATGACATCAGATGTTAAGAGTTGTTTGTATGCTATCATTCAGTTGTTTCATCTACGTTCGTTAAAAATCCAACTTGATACGCACCAATGCTTCCTTCGTGAAGTTCTTAAGTAGTGGTCTAGATAATTTAGCTACGGCTAATAGTTCGTTTGTTTCATTGTACAATCCAATCGTTGTAATATACGTTTGTGGGTTGTTAATGAAATACGAATATACTATTTCACCGGTTGAACCAGATATATATGATGGATTTTCTGAATAGTTGTATTCTGCACTTCTTGGTCTAACAAACACATAATCTGATGTGATTGTCTCTTGACTATTAAGAGTAAATAATGACGAACCACTTATCGCTCTAAACATGCTGGCGTTAGGTGATGTACCTATGGATGGTGATGAACCACTAGCTGATCCACTATATTGGAATCCTATTCCACCACTTGTAGCAAAATCAGCTAACGCTAATGGATTCAATATAATTGTTCCTATGTCTGGGAGTAACCAACCATATGAGCCTGAATTCTTGGAGTAACCATTAGATGTAAGACTTGAATTTAATACACCTTGGGAACCCGATATAAGTTGAAATACTCTACCGGCCTCACAATATTGAACTGCTGTAACGTAATTACTATTGTCGGTTATTGTTATGGAACCCGAACTACCAGATAATTTCAAAGCTAAGGACCCTACGAACAAAGATTCCTTATATCTTGTTCTATCCATTGTTAGTGCGTAGAATTGGGATGATGTTATAGTACCAAATGTAAAATTAGTATTCTCATCACCTATCACTAAATCCTGCCACTGTCCAAATACTGTACCTGTTGGTGATTTTCCATTTACAGCTGCGTTATAACATAAACTACCACTACCATCACTGTTACCATAGGCTATAGCAAATTGAATAGCTGCGGCGGCATCAGTAGATGCTGTCTGGTATACGTTTAGGTAGAAGTTTCCTGAGGAACCTGCTGCTTGTGTTGATGAAGTAAAGAACGAAGTTAATGTTGGACTACCATTTGACCACATAGTGGCGGTAATGGCGTCTGAACTTACTACAAAATCTTCGGGGGCTAATCGACTGAATGCCATAATATTTTATGTTTTGTTTTTATGATACTTTTGTTACAGTTACGGGGATAGATAATCTAGCACCACTATCTCTACCTACTACAGTTAATGTGGTTTGAAGTGACGTATTGCTACCAAATAACGTGTTTACTGTAGTCGCACGTAAATTTATCGTAGTACCAACTACCGTTTTAGATACGCTTGTACCCAACGTTGTTGTTGTATTTAATGCCGTTGCAGATGGTGTATTAATACCTACTCCTTCAAACGTTTGCATTGTTCTAACATCACCTATAGTCGCTGTATAACCACTTGTCTCGTATGTGTTACCACCTAAATAGTTTAGTGTTTGTGGTGTGATTGCCAATGACGCGCCTTGTTTAATTACTATAGCCGAGTATCCAATATCAAGGATAGGCATTTTAGCAGTACCACGAGGTAACGTGATGAGTTTGTATTTCATCATTTGGTTTTCCTGTGGAAACGCTTCAAGTAAAGGCATGTTATCAATAGCTTCACCATAATATGCAGAACCGGATGGATGATTTGGATTGTATAGTGTATAATCAATTTCGTCATCTGCCAAAGCAAATTGTGTTATACGAAACGTTCCATCATTTTGGGCCATAAGTTGACGACCCTTGGTTGTTAAGATGGCGTCTACTGTGACTATCGTATTATTTAAATATCCCATTGTTTGTGTTTGTTTGTTATAAATATATGTTAATTTGGATTGTTACCATAAGTTTTGGTGATGTAATCTATGTTCTCGGTTATTACTTTCTTTGGATACGATGATAATATATAACCAGCCCCCATACCAGCAAAATCTATGCTTGGGACTCCAAATATAGTTAAACCATTTGTTGGTGTGTCAGCTTTGGTTAAGAGTAAACCAGTTTTATATGCAGTTATTGATGAATTTGTTCCTATATTTATCGTACCCCCACTATGTTGACTAGAACCTGTTAAAAACCAATACCCCACATTATTTAGTGAACTTGTATTTAAGACAATGAATACTCCAGCAGCTGAACTAGATACTCTAGATACTTCAAACGGATAACCATACTGGCTTAAATTTGAACCATCTGCTAAATATGGTAATCCAGTTATTGGACCTGTTGTTCCACTTCCGCTGTATAAACTAGCAAACCACCTGTCACCATTATTTAAACTACTAGATAAGGTTGCATACAATAATGATGAAGTAATTAATGTTGATCCCGCTTGTAAAAACCCACTGTTATTTATAAAAGCGTCTGGAGTATCTGAGTATGGTTTAGCGAGTATATATGGGATTCCTGTTCCTAAACCTGATGTTGAACTTCCTGTTGGATATATATCTCCCCACACTCCACCTCCATTTGCGTAAAAATAATTAGAAGGTACATAGTATGAAGCACCCGGCATCCCTAATGCAGGATATGTTATGTTAAGCTTATTAGCTAATCCACTTATGTTAGAATATTGGTACTGATACGCCACCGAACCTGATGAGAACATCTTAGCAAGTAAATCGTAGTATATATTATCACCCGGCTTAATTGTGGTTACATCGTCTTTAGTTTCGCCTACTAAATATATGTTACCCATATTTATTCCACCACCTAAGGCATTTTCCGGGTATCCTCCTCCTCCCCAATTACATTCATATATGCAACTATCTAATGATTGTATTACAATATTTCCCGGAACAGGTATACTTGGAGAAGTAGAATCACCAGGCCAAGAACCTGTAAAACCATTTATTGATTGTGTTACAAATTGACTAGCACTAGTGTATACATTTACTGCTATCGCGTTTTGTTGTTTACCAACATACCTACCACTTATATTAGAACGGTATGCGTAATTCCATGATTGTACTTGGGCGCGTGCTGCTGTTCCGTTTAGTATTGCTGCTTGGTTTTGTGCTATGATTGGGCTGTTTGTAAAGTCAACATCCATATAAAATGGACTAATGACGTTTACATCAACGTTATTTTGTAATACATTACAATCGCTGTTGTAGAAATTTTCACCAACATATGGTTCAAGTACTACTATATCATATGCTGAGGATTGTGGTGCGACTGATTGGGTGATGAGTATTTTTGAGTTGTAATAATCTGAAGAATCATCTAATTTAAAACCGTAACTATATCCTTCGATAGGTGTAAAAGAACCAGTACGAGTTACATACCCACTCACAGTTGATGGAAAATATAAGTCAAGTACTGAATTTCCTATTGCGAATAATGATGATGTATTATATGGGTATATAGACATTGTAGTCACTACATTACTTTGAGATAAAGAAAATGATACATTTAACTGGATATTGGGTGTGTTACCCATATTAAGGAAATTACCATCAAAATATCCTAAAGTATTAGTTCCAGATTGTATAGTATATGTTAATAATAAACCACCTCCGACTGGGCCACCATCACTCGCGGACACCTTATAATCTAATATTTCCTGATTAGCAGATGATGTCACATCAGTAGGTACAATAGTATAAAGGTAGTATGTTGGGTACTCATTTATGGCTCCAACATTATATTGTGTAACATTAGGTATGTCTGAGAATTGGATTCTTATATCGGTTAAACTTTGTAACTCAATAGAATTGTCCACACTACCACTATCTAGTTTAGCTATCTTAATATATTTTACCCCTCTGGTATATGCGTTTGTTTGTGGCATTATTAAATTATTTTTGTGTTATGCTCCTATACCCCCACCTGTTCCTGAACTATAGGCTGGTGTAGTAAGTGGACCTGTACTTCCCGAATCCCAATATAAATATATTTCTCCAACATCTGGTGACGTGTTAGGATCTAAGAATAGATTAAGAGCGTTGTCGTTCCCGTTCAATTGTGTTGACAAATAAAATACTGGTTTGTATTTAGTCTCTATCGTATTGGCGTATAAATATATTCTACAATCCGGATCATTTAAATTACCGTTTTCCGCCACTACAACCGAACCACTAAATTCACCATTAAAGAACTCATATTGTGATGATTGTGTAAAGGCTACATTACCAAGTAAACTTGGTGTAGTACCACTCCAACTTTGAGTTATATTGACATATAATCCAGTTGACGATGTTCCATTAAGTTGAGGTACAACACCACCCGAACTACCTGTTGCTTGTTCTATTGGGAACGATTGGTATTGAGTTGATGAAGTATATATTCTTTGCCCATCTAACATCCCTGGTATGCCTCGAACTGAGGCTGTAATCGTAATATCTTCAAACGTGTTAGGATTGTTCCATGATATGCTTGGATTAGAACCACTACCATAAACAGATTGTGTTGTATACAAGTTAGCCTGTGGTGTAGGGTAACGATTGCGTTCTAATAGGTGTTGTTTAATCACTATACCAGATGCTAAATCGGTGTGCGCCGGAACAAAATCCTGTATCATCTTAAACAACGAATTGTCGAAGAACTTAATAAGTCTCACATAATCCCAAATGTTGTAGTTTGAAGTATATTTTTGGAAGTATACATCACGTAATGTATCTAATGTGGGGTAATGAGTGTTTCGAGACGGTATTTCTCGCGGATCACCAATATACTCACCAATATTGAAGTAACCAAATGTATCGTTTATATCGTCGTTTATCTCGTTTTGAGGTGAGAACGCTACCTCAACATAATCTACATTGTTGGTGTAAGAACCACTTATGGATGGTTGTTGTTGGATAGATATAAATGGTGATAGAACATTGGAATTAGGTATGTTACTGTCACTACTACTATATGGTAGTATTATATTCTTGTTCTGTATTTTCTCTGACACAGCATTCTGTATACCCGCGGGTACTTGGTCGTAGAAAAATGTTTCAGTGTTTGATACAAATGACCCAGATGTGGTATCTATATAAGCACTATTTTTACCATATGGTAGGGCTGAATTAAAAGATTCAATAGATACCCATGAACCCGTTGCTTTAGGATGAATTGATGTACTACCAGTATATAATTCACCACCTAGTGGTAAACGAAACGCTAAATAGTTGTATCCATCACCAACCCCATTACCTTCTATAGAACATGGGTTCATGATATAGTCCTTAATACTACTCTCGTTTAATGTTAAATTTCCGTAGTAACGTATTTCTTGAAGTGAGCCAGAGAATGCCTCGTAAGATCCAGGACCGTATGCTACAGTATGTGGAAAAAAAGATGACGTTGCTCCAGCATTCCATAATGTTGGTTCAGAACCAAGTCTTTTAGATGATGATGCGTAATATCCTAATACATTACCATCATAACCATTATATTGAATGTTGCCAGCATAAAATGAAATATCTTGACCATTAACCATAGCTGTGACTGACCACCACCCCTCATTTAAGAAAGGTAAATACAAAGACATACTGTCAGTAGATGTAGCTGTTGGGAAAAATTTTAAATTAGCATATAAGTTATTTGGGTCAACTATGGAACCACTATATGAACCACTAGTTAATCCTGAACCGGTATATTCTAGCACAACACATGGTTTATCAGTACCATTATCTAAACACCATAACGATTGAGATTTCTCAGTAAATATATATCCAACGTCCGCTACCTTAAATCTAAATTGTAGTACAGTTGGAACATTACTTGGTGAATTCCATGATGTATTAAGCCTCCAATTAGTTTGAACATGAGCAAATGCTGTTGATGGGGTCGCAGAATAAGCGTAATTATATTCATCCTGCCAGTAATCCCATGTATTAGTATTTTTGTCTTTACCACCAAACTCATTTATGCGTAATATAGTATCCGGGATACCATATGATGTAATTAAGGCACGTAATCCTTCTGGTGTACCTTTTTTCTTTAATATATAAGGTAAATTGTGGTATATGCGCTTATATGTTTCTGCATTTATATCAAACGTAGGATCTAATGACCCAGTAGATGATGCGGTAACATATGTGTTAATATATTCTAAGAACGAACCCGTCTGTACTGGTAAAGAACCTACAGTATATGGTAAATTAAATAAACTACCAGATGGTGTAATTCCAAGTAGTGCTGAATATAGATCGTCTGTTGAGAAATTATTTTGGTATATCTTCACACCCAAGTCCCTTAATACATCCGCTACTAAATCCTTAGATACACCATAGTCTACACGGTTATCAGCGCTATATTTGTTTGTAACGTCTTTAATGTATACCCAAACACTATCAAAGTTTTGACCAATCATATCAACAAATAACATATACTGGTCGTTATTGGCATCGTCTTTAAGATATGATGGTATGGCATTAATTAATCGATCGTTATTTTCGGAGTCATATAATGACGCTGTCGCTGACTGTGCTATAAAGAAGTTATTCCCCGCAACCGAACCAGTACTAGCATTAACATATGGGTATGTTGAGTTAGTCTTAGGCCAAGCATTACTACCTGATTCGTAATATAGGTAATACTCGTAACCATCAAACCCGGTGATAATTTCGTTTATTTTATTTAACCAAACTGTATTACTCGAGGATATATAGGTATTTGTCGAGCCGTTTCCTGCAAAGCCAGCATTGTATTGGTATTGTTCTAGTAACGATATCTTGTAGTAGAAATTCTCCAGACGTGTTTGTGCGGATGAGAAAAATACGAATTCAGAGTAATCTGAGTAGTCTATGTTTATTTCCAATCCTTTCTCCGCCAATATACTATTTATCTGATATTGTAAACTACCTGTACCTAATGTTGATGTATTTGTAGTTAAACTACTATATGTTATGTATGGGGTGGAGTTGTTGATTTGGTCCTTTATGGATATGTTGGTGTTAGGACCTTTAAGATATATGTTCTGATCTAACGCATCAAACGTTTGATTTATGTTTATATTATACGCTACTGAATCTGCTATAGATTCTACTACCCAACATTGTGATTGTATATCTAATGTTGTAGGTAACGGTTCATATAATTTAATTAGGACAGTAGGATCCGTCGGTGTTGTAGTGACATCTAGTAAGATGTTATTGGCTATTATTAGGTTATTGTTGCCAAAATCTAGATAGAAGTCTATAAACACACTACTACTGCTCCTATAATCTATGAAATTTTGTGTACTAGCAATTAATTCCGCGTTTGGTATAGTTGTGGTATTTAACCTGATTTCCGTCCTATCCGAGCTGATTTGGTCGATATAGTAGCGGTTAAGTGGGTCCGAGGCTACTCTATTCTTTAAGAAGTTATATACTGTGTTGTAATTACCCTCACTATATCCTTCACGCTTTAGATCAGCCTCAGGATCAATTACTAAGTTATTGTCTAGTAACTTAAAATAAGGATACCCAATAACATTTGAGAACAATATACTTCCATTTAAGTCATATATAAAATATTCTACATGATCTATTGTAGAGTCAAAACTCTCATACACATCAGTTGTCGGAATAAGATTAATATCTTCTGGTGTATACGTTTGGGTCTCAAACGTTTGAGGATTAATGGATTGTATATTAACTATTTCAGCCATGTTATTGTTTTCTTGTTATGTCTAGTACGTTCTGTTGTAAGTCTAGATTTTCTTGTCTTAATTGATTTATTTCCTCGAGTAACGATTGTATTATATCATCATTAACATCAGCTACTGTTCCAATATAGTCGGTACTCGTCTTTATAAGATACTCATGAGAATTGACTTCTCCAAACTTAGGTATGGTATAGAATAATTGTTGGTAATAAGTAAAAAATTGTTGAACAGATATTGGTGGATTAGCTGTAGTATCTACAGCAGGTTGTGTAAGTTGACTAAACGATGTGTTAATCACCTTCTCGTAAGAGTTCTTGTTAAACGATGGTTTTACTAATGTTATTTGATCTGCCATATAGTTACATATAAATAGCACCCTTAACACCAGGTGCCATTTGTTTAATTTGTTCTTTTGTATGTGATTTGGAGAGTGGGGTACTAAATAAATGAAGATTACCTCCAACCGTTAGACCAGATGGTAGTGATGTAATTAGAGTATTCCCTAAATTAAGATAACCTCCAACACTTAAACCAGATGGTAATGATGTGATTGAGGTACCATATAACATAAGATTACCTCCAACACTTAGACCAGATGGTAGTGATGTTAACTTTTCACAATAAATTAAATCAAGATTACCTCCAACACTTAGATCAGATGGTAGTGATGTGATTGGGGTATTCCCTAAATCAAGACCACCTCCAACACTTAGATCAGATGGTAGTGATGTGATTGGGGTACCACGTAAATAAAGATTACCTCCAACACTTAAACCAGATGGTAATGATGTGATTGGGGTACCATATAAATCAAGATTACCTTTGCCCCCATCTTTCATATACTGTTGGATTTTCTTTTGGAGGGCGATTTGGTAATTCTTAGCACGTTCCCCAACACGAAGTGGAACTAGTATCTTATTCTCTAATATGTCGAGTAGTTTAATCATCACCCATTTATTATTTTAAAGCTGTAATTATCGTTATATACTATTGTCGAACCAGCTAATGTAGTCTTAATTAGTACTGTATAATATCGTTCTGTTTGTAATCCGTTCATATTTAGATCAAAGTAACTACCGCTGGCGTCTGCATTTAGTTGAGTAAATTGAGTGTCAAAGTTTATCACCATTTCATTAGTGTCTAGATCTTTGATAGCCCAATATGAAGCTGTAGGTAAATAATAATTTTGAGTATATAATGACGACGTGACCCATACCTGTGGTGGGTATTCTGGTCTAGAGTTTACCCTAAACCTATTCACACTTCCGTTATAGAAGAAACCAGGATTTTGATTTAATGTCACTACCGCTGGTAATGTATTAAGAATAGTTTGTGTTGACGAACCTGTATTCCATGTGTAGTCTCTCCATTTAAATTCTAGACACGGTGGGTATATAGTGTGAGTATCAACTGAGAAGAATTTAAGTTCTGGCTGAATGTTAACATTATTTACAAATTCTGTAGCGTTAGATAATTTAACTATGAATCCATTATCCTCTATAGCTCCAGTATACCATGCTCGTATAATGTTAGAGACATTCATGTTGATGTCTTTATCACTGGAGTAACTAAATATTTGTGATGCTGTTATCGGGTATGTATTTGAATTAAAATAAGGTACAGTAGATCCTGTATACCATGTTCCTCCTCCCGCTGTAGCGTATGTTGTATTGTATGAACCAGTAACGTATGGTAGGTAACCTGTAGTTGACCATTGAGTAGAACCAGAATAATCTAACCATATCCAACTTGTACCATTAGATATTTCAGGTTCATCTAGATATTTACCTGTACCCATACCCCAAGCCCCATATATTGGGTAACAATCTATTTGAGTGGTTAAAGCTAAACCGGTTTCGGTAGCGACATAACAATTTAAATTAGCTACCCACGATGATGTATTCATTAAAGAACCTGTACCTATCTTGTTCTCTAGTATGTCATCAATCTCATCTGCCGAGAATTGGACAAGAAATCTACTAACCTGTGGGTTACCATTATTTTCTGTCGCTATTTGTGTTTGAGTAGACTCAATTATCTCATCTAATCCCGTGTTCATACTAGGGAACATAGAATATAAT